TCAAACGGCTATGACTGTCCAGTCTTTTCCCCTGTCATCATGGTATTTAGCCGTCTGCTGAGGTGATTTGTGGCCGAGTAATTTTTGAGTATCAACCCCCTGCGCCTCATACAATCTTTCTGAAAGCGAACGTTGTTCATGAAAAGTTGGCGCGGTTCCCTTTTCCCATTCGATGCCGCATTTATTCCGGGCTTTTTTAAAAGATGTTGTAAGGCTACTCGATGAAACGCAGTCTCCTCTGGTTGCCTGAGATGTCGAGTGGCGAAAGTGAACAAGATATTTACTTATCACTGCATCTCGGCATTTTGAAACCACATCACGAAGCGTCAACCCTAATGCATCGCATTTAAGATCAAGAGGAATGGCTAATCTTGAACCAGTCTTTTCCTGTTCGATATGCAGCATGTCGTCCCAAATATCAGAGAACTTCATTCTGCAGATATCACCGAGTCGTTGTCCGGTTACCAGCGCTAGTAACATCCCACACTGTAGGTAGGGCTGCATAGTTTCAGCCGCTTCATAAATGGACTTCCATTCTTCCAATGAAAGTCGCTGTCTTGTAACTTTGTGTCGAGGTTGCTTTGTTGCCATCGCCGGATTATATCCAGGAGGGACATATCCGGCATGCTGAGCTTCTTTGAACACGTCTACCAATACCATTCGCACGACCTGCGCCATGCGACTAAAACCATCATTCTTAATTGCATCAGTGATTTCAGCTATATCAATGGTCTCGATATCTTTCAGATATCGCATGCCACAATGTTCTCTGAACAGTCGAAGCGGTTTATTTTTCTGACGAAAAGAGTTTGGTCGTAATTCGTTATTCCTGAGGCGTTCTTCTTGAATTACTATATATTTATCAATCCATGCTGTAACAGTTATATCTGTTCTTTTCCCTTTCATCCTGGCCAGACGATCATTAACGCTAAGAATCTGACGAGTTCTTTGTTCTGCAATAATAGTGTTAGCCTCGTTAGCTACCTGTTTTGCTTCTTCCTCATCTGTTCCAAGGCTATGAAAGCGCCCTGTTGTGGGGTGTTTGTACTGCCAGTAAACTTTTCCAGTTCTCTTATCCAGCTTGCAATAGAGATTTGGTATGGAAATTTTATGTGTACGTGGTCTAGCAGCCATCAGCAATGATCCGTTTTAATCTGGGGTTAGAATTTGTAGGAACAATAGGTTCGGCTATCACTCCAACGTAACGTGCCTCACGGTCCACCATCCAGTTCCGCCCGACCTTAACGGCAGGCGGGACCATCATTCGGCCCTTAGCGTATTTTTTCAATACGCGTTCACTTGGCGCCTGTTCTCCAAACTCTTCTTGTGCCCAGTCGATTAATGAAATCATGCGGGACATAATTTCCTCCACATAACCGGCTGCACCCGGCTATCTCTTATAGAAAAATCCATGATGAGCAACCCCCACGGAGCCCATCATTGCAGGTACGACATCTTTTTGTTTCGGTGTAATAGAGCTGGTGGACCATCTCCTTCGGCATGAGCACCGGCATCGGCACGCGGATAACGAGCTTTTTGAGCCTGTCGATTTCCCCGGCCAGTTCCAGAAGACGGGAGCGGCAATCCTCTGCTTCCTCTCGCCACCAGTTCACGTCTTCTTTAAGGCGGCGAATGCGCCGCTGTTTTAGTTTACTGGCCATTGATATTGACCCTGATAGCGAAGACCTTAACCGGATCAGGGCCGAAGTGTGGATGTGTTATCTCCTTAACTTCATAACCAGCATACGGAACGTTGATACGCTTGCTCGCATCACTGCGCTTCGGATAGCCGTGGGTGATAATCAGGCGATCAAAGCGACCCGGTAATTGCTGGTTATTGCCATGAGATAACCTGCGGCACCAGTACGGATTTACCAGGCGATACTCTTCGGTTTTCTCGCCGGACTTCATCTGGTCGAAGTATTCACCGTTAACAGCCAGTTGCAGGTTAACCATTCTTCACCTCCTGCTGCAGTTTGTGCTGCTTAACGAAGTAGGCCACCGCTTTTGACTGGCTTGTGACGATCCCATTCAGGATAACGTTCTTGCCGCGATAGATTTGAGCGGTACCAATCTCTATGCCTTCCAGTTTCACGTAAAGCGTTTTGCCTACTACCTCTGTTTCAGGCACTGGCTGTGAAAGGCGGTAGGTTTCACGCGCTTCCGCAATCGCTTTGTGCTCGTCCATGATGGCCAGCGCTTCAGCAAGGGCAGAGCCTTCGAGAGTGAAAACACCTTTATCACTGATCGTGGCCTGGGCCATCAGCTCAACGAAACGGCGCGCGTTCTTTACGCTTAGTTCCGGAGCGATAGAACTCCGGGTAACTTTCGTTTTCCCCTGGGCAGCTGCTACTGCCTTATCGTGCTGAAGAACTTTCCCGGCCTGTTCGCCATACTCCATAACGCGATCAACCGCTACATCAACAGACACCGCACCGGATTTAACCTCCTCCTGAACGTCATGGTTCGCCGTGCTGAGGAGCAGCAACTTTTCAACGGTGGCCACAGACTTATTTACCAGCTTCGCTATCTCGCTGGTGGTCTGGTTGAAGGCGTTATGCAGTTCCTGAATAACAGCAGCCTGTTCCATATCGGAGAGCGGGAGCTGGTTGTTACTGGTCATGATGCGCGCCAGGCGCTGCACATCGTTACCACTGAACGGCATGATATGGATGCGGTCTACTGGCTTCCCAGCTTCAGCACAGCGCGCATAGCAGCGACGACGGCGGTGACCTTCAACAACCCACACGCCACCTTCATCACGGGCGATAACTTCCAGTGGTGGAACTGATCCGCCGTTCATCAGATAGTTGAACAGGTCATCATCAGCTTGGCGGGTACGTTCATCGTCTTCACGCTTGTTGAAACCTTCGCGAACGTGGATCTCCGAAAGAGCGATAAACATCCCGGTATCGGTGCGCTTAATTACACCGGCCTTGGTCATTTGCTTGAATGAGTTAGCCATTAGAGAGTGACCTCATTATTCAGGGAAATGACGACACGAGGCAGCTCACGGAGTTCTCGCTGAGCTTCCAGCAAGTGCATGTTTGTAGGCGTTTTTGTGTGGCGCTCTTCGATGCGGTCGCACTCTTTGGCCCAGCTGGCAACATCCTCACGCAGCGTAGCGTTCTGCTCAGCCAGTTCCTTCCGCTGCGCCATCGCTTCACAAAGCGCGACGCTGGCAACATCAAGGCGCGTAGCCAGTTCGTTAACCATCCAACCGTAAGCGGCAGGGAGTAGAGGGGCAGTTTTACGAGCTGCGTCGATCAGCTGCTCTCTGGTCATGCGTGGTTGTAACTTGGTGACGATCTGAGTGTTTTTCATGGTTAGTTTCTCCGTAATATATGCGCTCTGCACAGCGCGAAAAATCAAAAATATAATTAAAGATTTTTCCTTCATTTCCGATTATATTTTTGTTCTCTCTGATTTTTTAAGACGAAATATAGGGTCAATACAATGTCTAAGAAAAGACTAGAAGTTCCTTTTGAAGGTAATGATCAATACTATGAAGGCATACGTGGCCTTATGCTCAGTTCTATTTGTTCAGTGCTTGGCGTTATCCTATATGCTGGATTGTTAGGTAAATTGACATTAAGCAATTTCAGCCTTGATACAATGATTGCGTTACTTGGCTGGGTACTCGTCTGTTTAGTCATATTGATACTCTCCTTCAAACGAACCAATAGGGTATTGATTTCTTTTTCAGATCCTACACCACGCCCAAGAGTAGCGGCTGTTTTCTTGATTCTGTTATACATAGTTATTGGCACCTTTTGCGCTCTCCTATTTGATGCTCTGACAATGTTAGATAACCCATTGACAACAGCTGACGACTTTTGGAATACGTTTAAAGCATTCCTTATTACTGCGGGATGTATGTTCGTCTTCCTGTTTGCTTTCGGTAATTACGCAGTAAATAATGTTTCCCCCTTAACTGCTTCAGAATAGATTTTTTAGAACGTAGCGTCCTCTTGGACGCTTTTATCCTATCTATACCATCCTCTTCTCTTCCGAGGTGTAACACCTGATCGACACACCGGTGGAACGCCTCTACCTATCGTACATACTTGGCTTGCACATTCCAGCTTCCAGCTGTGTCGGGTTACTGCCTAAGGAATCCCCGGGCCGCTGCGGCACATGTGCCATATACCGTACTGCAACTGCTGCCTGTCTTTTCACCACATCAGGCTCGGTGGTTCTCGTGTACCCCTACAGCGAGAAATCGGTTAAAATCTTCTCACCCCTACAGAGAGTGATGGATTCCGCCGATGGACAACAAGTGGTTGCAGGAGTTACTGCGTTCAATCCTGCGTGACATAGACATTAGGCGTTTAATGCATATGCTAATCATCTTCGTCATTCTCACGGTCCTTTTGCCTGACTCAATTAAGCAGTCTGTCGGCGCTCATAATCCAGAGTTCCTACCAGCATTCAGCCTGTACTATCTGATGATCTTCTGCGTCAGCTTTTTTATTTCTTCGCTGACCAGTTTCACTACAAAAACCGTATTAAACACGCTTAATACGCTGGCTTTGCGTTTTAAAGTCAGCACTCTTTCAGTACCTGAAAAGCAGTGCCTGCTTTCTTTCATCAAAGAAGGTAATTACGTTGTCTATGCTAAAAATCACAATCCTGTAGTAGAGCAACTGGTCTATAAGGGCATCCTTAAAAAGACCTATTCCATAAATTGCGGGCCTGATAGGGAAGGTTACGTTATAGATGATAAGTATCATTTCCATATTCTAAGGCACTTATCTTCTTACCTTTGACCAATCAGCCAACATACAATGCTCAATCCTGTTATGGCCTCGTCTCTTCCGAGGTGCCACACCTGATCGCCACGCTGGTGAAACGTCTCTGGCTGTCGTACACAATTGACTTGCACATTCCGGCTACCCGCTGGATCTGGATACTTAAAGGAATCCCCGGACCGCTGCGGCACATGTGCCATATACCGTACTGCTAACTACCACACCGGCGTAGGTAACTGTAAGTAACTCCGGCGTGATTTAAATGTACCTTTAGTTACCTTTGTGGTCAAGCAAGGAATGTACTTTTTGTTACCAGTGGGGGGTGAAAAAAATGCCAGAAAGAGAACTGGCATTGGAAATGAAAAACTTAGATGTTCTGGGTTATCTGAACCACTTTCCCAACAATTCGGCAGTTACCGTCTATCGGGATAGGTTTGAATGCAGGGTTAAGTGGCATCAGGTATGAGAAAGGGCTATCCCATACCAGCTTTTTAACGGTCGCCTCAGCTGAACCGTCAAGTATTGCTACTACAATTTTTCCGTAAAGGTCATCCAGTTGGCCATAATGAGGCTCAACAATAACTATCGACCCTTCAGGGATCGATGGCAGACCATGAGGGTTGGTCATAGACTCCCCGCGAACTACCAATCCGAATACTTCATCAGAAACGTTTGCAGTGGTTTGCGTCCATGAAATCACATCAGAAAGCCTTGAGCATGCGTAAGTATCAGTCCACATACCAGCTTGAACGGCAGAGATAATAGGGACTGCCGTTGGGGGCTTAAGGAACGGAATAACTTTGGTATCGTCCTGAGTTTCCTCACCCTGACCGTAAAGAATCCACTCTGGAGTTGTCTGCAACGCCATTGCCAGCTGGTGGAGGTTCTCACCATCAGGTTTGGTCGTACCGCTCTCCCATTTAGTTACGGAAACACGGCTGACTCCTAAGCGTTTAGCCAGGGTCTGCTGTGTTATGTCGAGCTGGACTCGACGGGATCTTATTCGGTCTTTCATCTCTGTTTTCATGTAACCAATGTTACATTGATTCCTTGTAACAGTTGTTTGCTATTTGATGTACCTTTTGTTACCTTTAAGGCGTGAGTTAACCAGGAGGAACCATGCGTAAATCAGAAGTCATTGAGCACTTTGGCGGCGTATCAAAAACCGCGTGTGTTCTTGGGATTTCCCACCCGGCAGTTTGCCGATGGGGTGAGGTTATCCCTCAAAAGCAAGCGTTCGTCATTGAGCGAATTACGAAAGGCAAGCTTAAGTACGATGCAAACCTTTACCAAAAGGCTACAGATTCAGCTGCTTGAAAGTAACTACAAAAGGAAAATCAACATGGTAGAGCCAAGCCTGAAAGAAGTAGTGAAAGCGATGTGCAAAGCGTACCCAGGTGGACGTGAGGCTATGGCCGGTGCTCTTGGCATGTCAGTCACGCAGTTCAACAACAACCTGTACGAGAAGAACGGCTGTCGCTTTTTCGAAGTGAACGAGCTGGAAGCGATGGAAGACATTTCAAATACGTCTCTCATGGCTGATTACTTTGCTCAGCGCCGTGGTGCTTTGCTGGTGGACAGGCCGCAACTTGAAGATCTGGACCGAGTCGATCTGTTTACCAGAGCAATGAGAACGGCAGCTGCACGTGGACAGGTTGATCAGATTATCCAGAAGGCCCTGGAAGATGGAGTGATTGAACCGCATGAGGCAGAAGAGATTCAGGAGCATCACCGCCGTCACCTGGCTGCGCGTGAAGAAGAAATCCGCGCAATTGTCGCGCTGTTTAGCCGTAAGAAAAGCCAAAAGAAGTGACGCCCGCGAGTGTGCAGCTCCGGGCGTCGTGGCGTGTCGTATTCAGTGGAGAAACTAACGCATGAACAGTTTAAACCGATTGAGACCAGCGAAGCAATTCAGATGCCTTCCACTGGTGGGAAAAGACTCCCCGTTCGGCTATGTGGAGAGATTAAACGACCAGGCTGGTGCGAACAACTACCAGCCTGAGAACGCGATGGTAGAGGCTTTTGCTCAGATGAACGAGAAGGGGCGTGAGGAATGGCTGAAGTTAACCGGCGATTCAAAGACCACTACGGCGTCCCGGTCCATGTCATCAGATGGGAGCCACAGACTCGACGCGTTATATACCTTCGCGAAGGGTACGATCATGAGTGCTTCAGCCCTCTTGAGCAATTCCAGCGTAAATTTACAGAGTTAAAGGACGACCATGAGCACTAAATTAACCGGTTACGTTTGGGACGCTTGCGCTTCTTCAGGCATGAAGCTGTCCAGTGTGGCCATCATGGCGCGTCTGGCAGACTTCAGCAGTGATGAGGGGGTTAGCTGGCCTTCTATCGCTACTATCGCACGTCAGATTGGGGCTGGTGAGAGCACCGTTCGCACGGCAATTGGCCAGCTTGAAAAAGATGGTTGGCTGACCCGCCAGCAGCGCCGTAAGGGCAATCGTAACGCATCAAACATTTATCAACTTAACGTTAATAAGCTCCGTGATTCTGCCTTTTCTCACCTGTCAGAATCTGACGCATCAAAATCTGATGCATCAAAATCTGATGCATCAAAATCCGACGCGTCAAAATCTGATGCGTCGAAAAACAGTAATAACGGCAGTTTTCACCCGTCAGAATCTGGTGGGGATCCGTCAGTAAAATCAACTACTGATCCGTCAGATAAAAAACCTTCTTGTCAGGTTGCCCCGCAACCCGACGATGAGTCGGTCGGTAAAAAACCTGATCCTGAGGTTTTGCTGACAGACAATTCAAAACTTGTGCTTAAACATCTCAACCTGGTTAGCGGTTCTCGCTTCCAGAATTGCTCTGCATCGCTGGATAACATCCGAGCAAGGCTTCGTGAAGGGTTCACTCCGGAAGAACTCATGCTGGTGGTCGACTACAAGCACGAGCACTGGAAAGGCCTGAAGGATTACCAGTACATGCGACCAAAGACTCTATTCATCCCGGGTAACTTTCCAGGTTACCTGCAGGTTGCTACTCGCTGGGATTCGAAGGGAAGGCCAAAACGTGAGGACTGGGATGCAGCCAGAAAGAACAATTCGCTCACCTTCGGTGGACCAGACAAAGCAATACCAGCAGGCTTCAGAGGAGCTAAACCATGAGTTTTCTGAAAACAATTCAGCTGTTCGTGGCCAATAACCCTGGGCTGACTAACAAAGAGATCGCAGCAGCACTTCCAGAATATGGAACGGGCGTTATGGAGTCGAGTCATGATCGAATTAACGCCGCGTCAAAGTGAAGTGTATGAAGCTATCAAGGTTCACATCGAAAAGGTTGGCTTCCCACCAACATTGATCGAGCTTGCTGAACTGATTGGTTGCTCATCGCAGAACGCAGCTGCTGAGCATGTGAAGGCGCTTAAGAAAAAGGGTTACATCTCCATTGCTCCAGGCGCTGCAAGGGGCATTACCGTCGTCAAAACAGAATTGGATGCTGATCCGATAGTGATCATTAAAGGCCTGTTATCTGATGGAGACAAGGCAAGAGATAATGCTGTTGAATGGCTGAAAAAACAGGGAGTGACTTTATGAAACTGGTTCTCCCATTTCCGCCGAGCGTAAACACGTACTGGCGAGCCCCAAACAAGGGGCCGTTAAAAGGCCGCCATCTAATCAGCGAGAAAGGCAGGGCATATCAGAGTGCGGCCTGCGCAGCGATTATTGAGCAGCTGCGTTGCCTTCCTAAACCATCATCGTCACCAGCTGCGGTGGAGATCCTTCTCTTTCCGCCAGATGCACGCCGCCGCGACATCGACAACTACAACAAGGCTCTGTTTGACGCGCTTACTCACGCTGGCATCTGGGAGGATGACAGCCAGGTGCAGAGAATGCTGGTGGAGTGGGGACCGAAAGTGCATGGCGGAAGAGTCGAAATATCTATAACAAAGCATCAACCAGCAATGGAGGTAATTAGGTGAGAGCCATACTGACACCTGAAGTTGCGCCAATGTCCGGGGTGGTGCTGTTCCGCCCTGGTAACGAGTTGCTGTGGCTGTTCCGTCGTGGCCGGGTAGTGATTGAAACCCCATCAGAAGCAATCAAGCATCTTCCATCTGGTCTTATTCCGGAATCACACCAGCCGCTGACAGATGATGTCAGTATTCAAGAGCTTTTCCTGAACGAGAGAGTGATTCAGCGTGCTGGTGGTCTTAGCGGCCTTGATGCCTGGCTGGAGCGTATATTCGAATGTCAGTGGCCCCACAATGAATGGCACTCAAAGGACTTTACGGTGATGCGTCACACCCCCGGAAGCATTCGCCTCTGCTGGGGCTGTGATAACCAGTTACGTGAACAAACCTCTGAAAGACTTGCAGGAATTGCCATGCAGAACCTGGTAAAATGGCTGCTGGAAAGGGTGAATATCATGCTTGGTTTCAGCTCTGACCACACCCTGACGCTACCGGAGTTTTGCTGGTGGATGGTACGTAACGATCTGGCTGACCTGATTCCTGAATCAGTGGCTAACCAGGCACTCAGGATTAAGCCTGAATCGCACAGTTCCGTGATGCGGGAAAGTGACATTATTCCGTCATTACCGGCGACTGAAATCCTCCAGGAGAAAGTTAAGAAGATAGTCTCGGTGAAGGTCGATCCTGAATCACCGGAATCTTTCATGCTGAGGCCAAAGCGCCGCCGCTGGGAGAACGATAAGTACACCCGCTGGGTGAAGTCGCAGCAGTGCAGTTGCTGCAATAACCCGGCAGATGACCCCCACCACCTGATAGGCCACGGGCAGGGTGGAATGGGTACCAAAGCGCATGACCTGTTTGTGATACCGCTGTGCAGAGCGCATCACGACGAGTTGCACGCTGATCCTGTGGCATTTGAAGCGAAATACGGCGACCAGTTGGTGCTGTTGTTTCGGTTTTTAGATCGTGCGCTGGCAATCGGCGCGCTGGCGTAAGTGGAGACGCAATATGATCAATCCTTCAGAAGTTGGCAAATCCGGCGAGATGGTTCGCCTTCGCACTCTCGAAAGCATCTGGGTACAGGGTAAGCTCCGTATGTGGGGCCGCTGGTCTTATATTGGTGGTGGCTCTTGCGGAAACATGTTCAACCAACTGCTTTCATCCGGGAAAATCACCAAGACTGCAATCAATGATGCGCTGCGCCGCATGAAGAAATCCGGCATCACTAAACCTGAGCTGGAAGCATACCTGCGCGAAATTCTCGACAGCAAAAACAAAAGCGGCCTGGCGTTCTGCTCTGACGAAGAGGGGCTAAAGGTGGATGGTGTTATTGCATCGGTCCTGATGAATGACGACTACCGATCACTTTATGGCGTCATCGTCGACCGTCACAGACTCCGCAAGAGCAAGCTCCAGATGGCGAATGAGCTCAATGCAAAACATCCTGACTGGACCCTTATCACATGCCGCCGCCGAATTGATACATGGGTAAGTCTTGCAGAATCGATCCTGTACGCTCCACTTTGTGACGCGTTTGGCACAAATAGCGACAGATTTAAGTTGCAGAGTGAGCAAGAAAGTGCTTAAAATATGTTAGGCTCGGGACAGTAAAGCGTACTGAGCAACAGAACGAGACATAAACCCGCAAGCAATGCGGGTTTTTTTGTTATTATGACCTTTTAAATTCATTAAGGTCTCGTCATGTGGTTAGGCATACCATTCCTATACGTTCATGAGCGTTTAGCAGATACAATCAGTATTGATAAAATTGCTACAGTTTCAGTAGACTCTTCATTCTCATGGGAAACCATAATTGCAGCTTTCATTAGCGGCTTGGTTCCCGCTTTAATTTCTTTATATGTTATCCGGCAAAATAATGAATCGGTTAGATATCAACAAAGCCGTGAAGACAAAAGGAACTATGCAGCCCATGTTAGGCTTAACGTCAGTGAATATGCATATCAACTCACGAAAGTAAAAGAGTTACATTCTGAATGGGTTGATGAAGGGATTAAAGGTGTTAGCTATAAACGCCCCGAAATTGAAAAAAACATGTCGGCTGCTTTACTTGAGCTTGAGAAATATAAAGTAAGTTTGCTTATATCTGTACTTGAAGATGGAAAAGGATTGGCCTTTAAAAAATCAATAAATGACATTCAGAGCTATTTGTCAGAAATAATCATAAAGAAACATGCAAGTATAAATGACTCAAGGAACTGGGTTGGTAGATATTCTGATTTTATATCTGATGCTAATAAATATCTTAATGACTGACCAATCAATCAATTCACACATTAGCCACGTTTAGTGGCTTTTTTTATCCCCTCGTTCTGAGAGGACTCACGGCAATAAGAGGGGGCTAAATGTCCGATCCTGTTTCTGGCACTACGGTAGCGGCTGGTGGTCTGATGGGGGCCAGCATGTTCGGCCTGGCAACTGGCATAGATTACGGCGTGGTGTTTGGTGCATTCGCTGGTGCGGTGTTCTATGTCGCTACGGCTGTTAATATCAGCCGCCTAAAGCTGGTGGGCTACTTCATCACCTCATTCATCTTTGGCGTTATTGGCGCCCCTATCCTTGGGTTTTACTTCTCAAAATGGACGGGGTATAGCGACAGGCCACTTGATGCGCTGGGCGCGGTAATCGTAGCCGCTATTGCTATTAAGCTGCTGACGTTCGTCAACAGTCAGGATTTGGGTAGCCTTTTTGGAATTCTCTCACGATTACGTGGTGGAGGGACCAGTAATGGCAACAAGTGATCCGAGTGCGATGGCAAACGCAATTATCTCTGCTGTTATCGTTATTGCACTGATGTTCTACCAGCGCGGCGGGGCGCGTCATCGTCCCCTGATATCGCTGATGGCTTATTTCACGGTGCTGGTATACGCCAGCGTTCCTTTCCGTTACCTGTTCGGCCTATACCATGAATCACACTGGTTCGTGGTGCTGGTGAACGTCCTGATTTGTGCTGCCGTTCTCTGGGCTCGGGGAAACGTAGCACGCATCATTGACGTCCTGAGGCATTCGCATGACCAAAGACGAAATTTTTAATGCCATCCTCGGTAAAGAGGGCGGCTACGTTAATCACCCTGACGACAAGGGCGGCCCAACTAACTGGGGGATCACACAAGCGGTAGCGCGCGCCCACGGATTCACTGGGGATATGCGAAGCCTGACCCGCCAGCAGGCTCTTGATATCCTGACGGCCGACTACTGGACAGGGCCACGCTTTGATCTTGTTTCTGAGGTTTCTCCCGCCATTGCCGCCGAACTGTGCGATACCGGCGTAAACATGGGCCCATCGGTTCAGACCAAATGGTTCCAGCGCTGGCTGAACGTGTTCAATATTCAGGGCACGCTCTATCCCGATCTGATTGCAGATGGTTTTATCGGTCCGCGAACTATCAGCGCGTTAAAAAGCTATCTTTCCCGGCGTGGAAAAGAGGGCGAGCTGGTTATGCTCAGGGCATTGAATTGTAGCCAGGGCCAGCGTTATCTCGAACTGGCAGAACAGCGCAGCGCGAACGAGACGTTTGTTTACGGATGGGTAAGAGAACGGGTGGCCATATGACTATGGAATTGATTATTGGACTGGCTGTTGCTGTTCTCGGTGCTATAGCTGCTGCTTTCGGCTTTGGTCATGCTTCAGGAACCACAAAAACGGAAGCGAAGTTTAAGAAGCAAAATACCGAAGAAAAAGCCGCAGCCACTGAAGCAGTAGCAGAACGCCGGGTAGAAGCAACGAAAGAGGCCAGCAATGTACAGCAGACTGTTAACCATATGTCTGGCGACGATGTTGATCGCGAGCTGCGGGACAACTGGACCCGTAAAGGTTGAGGTAGTGGACACGGCTTGTGACTGGGTTAAACCCATCTACGGAACGGATCACGACTGGGATGTTCTGGACCGCCAGACGAAGAAAGACATCCTGGCGCATAACAAAGCGTGGCAGGCGAACTGCCACAAATAAAATTCATAGAATTAAGCTTAAATCTATTTTTTAAGGAAAGTTTCCTCAGCGCCTGCAAGATAGGATTCGTAAAATTTAATGCCTAGCTCTGCTATATCTACTGGGTTTTTACTTTTTATCTCTTCACCTAAATGAGACTCAGGAGGGTTGTATGTAACGCCTCTATTGCGACACGGAATAGCCTCTATTGAATCAGGTATTATATCAAGTCTAAAAGGTGATCGGGATACAATATGAGCATTACCATTACCATCAATAGTTATTGAGTCTAGGCGGAGTATACCGCCTGGGGTAGGAGGATTTATGCCGAAGCCACCCTGAATATACTTAGAAGTATCTACAATTCCATGATGAACAGCATTTCTAGCCTGTTTTAGATAAATAAGTAAACTATCCGTTGCCCGTAGGTGATTTACACTAGATGAAAATGATGGATAATTTTTATGTGATTCAGCGGCAACTTTAACCCTTCCGAAAACATTTTCAATACGGCTTAAATAGTCACTCCATGCTTCATCATACTCATCATATGACTTGGCCGATCGCATACGTTCGACACAACGTTTTGCCCTCTTCAACTCTTTACTTGCTGGAACAAGATCCATTCTATTGACGACTCTTTGAAGATAAATCGGTGCTTTGAAATTAGCCCTTCATCATAAAAAATTCAATGGATTTAATATGCAGATTACTATTGATAGGGTCCAGTATGTGCCTGCCTGCGCCTCAGTTACTAGGATTGGTATTGCCATCACTACACACAACCGCGCTGACGTTCTGAAGCGGGCGCTCGAACAGCACTCGAAGCACCTGCCGCCCGGTGCGCTGGTGGTGGTTGTCGATGATGGCTCAAAACCTGCAGCGATAGCGCCCGACAGCGTACAACTGCATCGTCATGAAACATCACTTGGCATTGTTGCTTCGAAGAACGCCAGCCTGACCGCGCTGATGGACGCCGGGTGCGAGCATCTTTTTCTGTGGGATGATGATGCCTGGCCCATCGCTGATAACTGGCACGTTCCTTACATCGAATCACATGAGCCACACCTGGCTTATCAGTTTCTCGATCTGGCAGGCCGCAATAAGCTGAATGACCTTTCGGTGCTTTACTGTGACGATCAGCATGTGGCGTATACCGGGCAGCGCGGCGTGATGTTGTATTACCACCGCAGCGCCATCGAGAAGGTGGGCGGATTCGATCCGGTTTATTGTCGCGGCATGTACGAGCACAGCGATCTCGCCCTGCGCATTCATAACGCTGGATTGACTACGTGGGCTTATGCCGATGTGAAAGGCTCCGAAAAGCTGATCCATTCTCTCGATGAGCATGAGGCCGTGGAGCGTTCGGTACCGAAGCCAGACCGTCAGGCGCTGGTGGAACGTAACGTAAAAATCCACAACGAACGGCGTGATACCGGGTTTACCGGTTATGTGGAGTACCGGCGTCAGCGCGACGTGGTTATCACTACGTTACTGACCAGCCAGCCTGACCCTCAGCGCGGCACGAAAATGACGGCCTCACCTGACATGCTGACCAAGTGGGCGGCCTCGCTTCGGAATTGTAGCCGTATAGCGCTGGTGGATGAGTTGCAGGCGGCACCGACAGATGTTGAGCTGTACCGCGTACCTGACGTGAAGATGAATGTCTACTTCCGGCGCTGGCTGCACATCTGGCAGCACCTGCGCGATCACCCTGAATACCGGTTCGTCTGGTGTACTGATGGTACCGATGTCGAAATGCTTCGCGCGCCATGGGAAGAAATGCAGCCCGGGAAGGTGTATGTCGGTTCTGAACCGAAGACCTACGCCGACTCCTGGGCGAAACAGAATCATCCTGAACGTATCTATCAGGAATTCATTGAAGCGCACCGCGGCGATGTGATGCTTAACGCTGGTCTGCTGGGTGGCACCCGCTCTGATGTAATGGCGTTCGCTCACGGCATCATCCGTCTTTATTACCGGATCGAGAGTTATCGCTTCTGGAAGAAAGAGCAGGCTGGCGCTGCGGTGGGTGACATGCTGGCGTTCGGTATTGTCGCGCAGTCATTTGCTGGCAGGCTGGTCACCGGCCCTCTGGTACATACAGTGTTCAAAACTGACGGAGTCGGGAAAGAAAACGCTTGGTGGAAGCACAAATGAGGTTTGAATCAACGATGAAAATTTTCACTGCTGTGATGCATAAGAATAGTTTCTACATACACGCTGACACTCGGAACCCATTTTGGGTGACACTTAGTAAAAAGCTTGGATGGGGCAAATTTGAATTAATCCGCCCCTCAGATGAATTCAGCCCTTCTGGAGGGCTCTTTGAATTAGTTGAATTGCGTTCGGCAGATTCAGAACCCCCTGAGTCAATAGCTGTAGGGTCAAATGTTTTATGGCGTCTGCCGGAAGCTCTCGAAGTTTTGAAATCAATCCCTTCTTCTGATCTTCAGGCATATTTGCAACGCGGATTATGTCCTCAAGCGCAATTATAGTGTCGTTGTGAAGACGTACAGTTTGAACTTTTAAAATGGCACTCAAGCCGCCATCATCGAGTAAGAAATCTATACCTTTCTCAGTGATGTAGCATACCGGTGCATTGAAAATAAATTCCACACCGGCCATTGTGTCGCTGCGTACGAATGGTGTTGTTACTAGGCCATGCATTTCGAGATAAAGCATACAGGCCACGAAGTGATCATAATTATCGAACTTTTCAATGAGTTCAATCTCTTGTGACTTGTTCAACGTGTTGGGGGCACAGTCAATAAGTGCGTTGAGAATTTCCAGTTGTAATGCTCTATCGTATTTTCTTGTTTTATCCATGGATTTACTCCTTTGATGGTTACATAAGAGTAACCTGAATAGCCTTATTAGACACCCTGACAAAAGAACAGTAGCCGCCATCGTGCGGCTTTTTTATTGGAGATTCGCTGGTGGCTGAAGAGATTAAGTTTGTGGTGGTCGGCCATTACTCACGCCTGAGACATGCGCAACGCCTTGCTGCGCTGCTGGATGCTTATCTACTTATTGATGATGGTAACCACGGCGCGAACTGGAATCATCGGCGCGCGCTTGAGTGGGCAGCAGAACAAACATGCCGGGTAATTGTAGTTGAAGATGATGCTCAGCCTTCAAACAGTTTTACTGAACTGGTGATAGACCACTGGCTAAATCGCTTCCCTGATTCTCTGGTGAGTTTTTATCTCGGTACAGGTCGACCTCCTCAGTATCAAATGCAGATAGCCGAGCGGCTGATTGTTGCTGATAAGACTCAGGCTGACCACATCACGCTGCCGCAGCTGATACACGGGGTGTGCTATAGCGTACCTCCGCAACATATCAGTCGCGTGTTGTCTCGATGGGATAGTAGTAAGCCCGCTGATTATGCCGTGGGTGATGCTTGGGGCGGTGCAGTGGTTTATCCGTGTTACTCGCTTGTGGACCATGCAGACTTTGAATCAGTCGAGTGTCACCCTGACTCAGCGCTACGTACAGAACGGCGACGAGCGTGGAGAATCGCCTGGAAAACCGGCCAGTAGGCCGGTTTAATTAGTTTTATCTTTTGCTGTCTGGAGTCCGTTTTACTGGTTCCCATGTTGCACCAGGTTTTGAAGTTGGTGGTGCCCTATGGTTATCAGGAATGGTTGTGTAATTATCGGTTTGGCCGCCACGCGGACCGCGTTCACGATATACACCGCCATCGCGTCCACTAGACTGACCAGGTTTCAAACCCATAAATACCTCCACGAAATTAACCACAAAAGCGTGGCAAATACACTTTGCAGTAAGAATTTACGTTTTCAACGTGGTGATGACTCAATTTTTTAGGAGTGTTAATGCCATCACAAATACCGCGAGCATGCCGCAAGCGTGGCTGCTCTGGCACAACCACAGACCGCTCAGGCTATTGCCCCAAGCACCTTAACGAAGGCTGGCAGCAGCATCAGAGAGGAAAGAGTAGGCATCAGCGAGGGTATGGCAGCAAGTGGGACAAGTTACGCCCAATCGTTCTCGACAGGGATAAACACCTTTGTCAGGAGTGCCTGCGAAATGGAAGGTATACACCCGCTGAGACGGTGGACCACATCACCGCCAAAGCAAATGGGGGGACCGATGACCTGTCCAACCTCGAAAGCCTCTGCAAGCCTTGCCACAGGGCGAAGACAGCAGTTGAAAGACTCAAATGACATCAATTCTCATTTTAATCGACAGAGGGGGAGGGCGGGTTGAAAGTTCAGGAACGACGCGCCAAAGGACCGCCGCCTAACCTCTTTTCACATCGCCGCAGGTTAGAAAACTTTTTTATGGGATCCCCCATTCGATGATTAATAGGAGTTTTCGATTATGTCTGGACCACCGAAAACCCCGACCCATCTACGTTTGGTGAGGGGTAACCCATCAAAACGCCCGATCAATGAGAACGAACCAAAACCCCCTTCAGGGGTACCCCCAACGCCGAAGCATTTCGACAAGCAGGGGAAATACTGGTTTAAACGGATGGCCGACGAGCTTGATGCTATCGGTGTGATGTCTCAGCTGGATGCCAGAGCCCTTGAGCTGCTGGTTGAGGCCTATACCGAATACCGGCATCACTGCGACACGCTTGAAGTTGAGGGCTACACCTACCGGACCGAAACACAGAGCGGGGATGAGCTGATCAAGGCTCACCCGGCGGCCATCATGAAAGCTGATGCCTGGAAACGACTGCGCGCCATGCTCGGTGAGTTCGGCATGACGCCAGCAAGCCGCTCTAAGGTGAATGCAAAAGGTCCTGATGCGGTTGACCCGCTGGCCGAGTTTATGAAAGCGAGGGATTAATGGCTAAGGTTGCAGAAGGCATCCGCTACGCCGAGAGGGTGGTGGCGGGGGAAATTATTGCCTGTGAGTATGTGCGCCTTGCCTGCCAGCGTTTTCTTGACGATCTGGCACACGGCGAAGAGCGCGGTATTTTCTTCAGTGAGCCGCGCGCGCAGCACATTCTGAATTTCTATAATTTTGTGCCTCACGTAAAAGGCGCTCTGGCAGGCCAGGCTATTGAGCTGATGGACTGGCATGTTTTCATCCTGATTAATATTTTTGGCTTTGTTATCCCGCTGGTGAACGAAGAGACGGGGGAAACCGTCCTGCGTAACGACGGCAGCGGTCGGCCGGTGATGGTTCGGCGTTTCCGTACAGCAGATGTTGAGGTGGCCCGTAAAAATGCCAAATCAACACTTTGCTCCGGCGTGGGGCTCTATATGGCTGGCGCTGACGGCGAGGGCGGGGCGGAGGTTTATTCTGCTGCCACCACCCGTGACCAGGCGCGAATTGTTTTTGAAGACGCGAAAAATATGGTCAAGAAGGCGAAGGCCACTCTTGGGCGAATCTTCGAATTCAACAAGCTCGCTATCTACCAGGAGCAAACGGCTTCCAAATTCGAGCCTTTATCATCAGATGCGAACAACCTCGACGGCCTGAACATCCACTGTGCCATCGTTGACGAGCTGCATGCTCATAAAACCCGTGACGTCTGGGACGTTCTGGAGACGGCCACCGGCGCGCGCCTTCAATCGCTGCTTTTCGGTATCACCACCGCCGGCTTCAACAAAGAAGGCATCTGTTACGAACTACGCGATTACGCCATCAAGGTGCTGCGTGGGCTGGTAAAAGACGATACGTTTTTTGCCATTATCTACACCTTAGATGAAGGTGACGATCCCTTTGATGAAAAAGTCTGGCAGAAGGCGAATCCGGGGCTGGGTATCTGTAAGCGCTGGGATGACCTGCGCCGCCTGGCTAAAAAGGCGAAAGAGCAGGTTTCGGCCAGGATTAACTTCTTCACCAAACACATGAATATCTGGGTTACCGCTGAGTCTGCCTGGATGGACATGATGAAATGGGAAAAATGCGATTTTATCGCCCCGCAGCACGAACTTAAAACCTATCCCTCCTGGGTGGGCGTTGACCTTTCAAACAAAATTGATATCTGTGCAGCTGCTAAAGTCTGGCGCGCGCCAGGTGGCCACGTTCATGCGGATTTTAAATTCTGGCTGCCGGAAGGACGCCTTGAGAAATGTTCACGCCAGATGGCAGAGCTGTATCGTAAGTGGGCTGAGATGGACAAGCTGATCCTTACCGACGGGGATGTAATCGACCATGCTCAGATTAAGGAAGAGCTGCAGGTGTGGGTTGCTGGCGAGAGTCTGAAAGAAATTGGCTTCGACCCGTGGAGTGCGACGCAGTTCAGCCTTGCGCTGGCAGAAGAAGGGCTGCCGCTGGTGGAAGTGCCGCAGACGGTTCGCAATTTCTCTGAGGCGATGAAAGAGGTCGAAGCACTGGTATACGGTGGCCGCTTCCATCACAGCGATCACCCGGTAATGAACTGGATGATGTCCAACGTAACCGTCAAACCTGACCGGAACGAGAACATTTTCCCGAACAAGTCCACACCAGAGGCCAAGATTGATGGCCCGGCGGCATTGTTCACAGCAATGAGCCGCGTTCTGGTTAACGGTGGCAACGACCAGCAGGATCTCTCCGGATTCTTCAATAATCCCATCATGGTAGGTTTCTGATGAAAAAAAACAAACAGCCAGGCAGGGTGAAAAGCGCTCTGCTTAACTGGCTTGGTGTGCCTATCAGCCTGACTACCGGCACGTTCTGGGAGGAATGGTTTGGCACCAGCAGCAGCGGAAAGGTGGTCACGGCCGATAAAGCCATCCAGCTATCGGCTGTGTGGGCATGCGTAAGGCTGTTAAGCGAGTCTATTTCAACCCTTCCGCTGAAAATATATGTTCGACAGCCTGACGGTTCGCGCAAAGCGGCAACCGATCATCCGGCCTATTCGATACTGTGCCGCCGCCCCAATTCAGAAATGACACCATCACGCTTTATGTTGATGGTGGTCGCCAGTATTTGCCTGCGCGGGAACGCCTTCATTGAGAAGAAATTCATCGCAAACCGCCTTGTTTCGCTGGTGCCTTTACTGCCGCAGAACATGGTTGTTAAACGTCTCACTACCGGGGCGCTGGAATACAAATACACTGAAAACGGAAACGAGCGCGTCATTCCGGTCAAAAACATCATGCACATTCGCGGGTTCGGTCTGGACGGTGTTTGCGGCATGATGCCGATGAAGACTGGCCGGGATGTGATCGGTTCAGCAATGGCCGTTGAAGAGTCCGCGGCGAAGATATTCGAACAGGGCCTGCAGAGTTCAGGATTCCTCTCTTCTGATAAAGCTCTGGATGATATTCAACGTGAAAAACTTCGCGGTTACATGGCGGCGTTTACCGGTTCGAAAAACGCCGGGAAAATCATGGTTCTTGAGGGTGGTTTGACGTACCAGGGCGTGACCATGAACCCGGAAGATGCTCAGATGCTCGAAAGCCGCGCATTTAGCATTGAGGAGATCTGCCGCTGGTTTCGCGTGCCGCCTTTCATGGTTGGTCACACCACGAAACAAAGCAGCTGGGCATCCAGCCTGGAAGGTATGAACCTGCAGTTTCTGACTCATACACTTCGACCGCTGCTGGTGAATATTGAGCAGGAAATTGGCCGGTGCTTACTCGACAGCGATGATGAAGTGTTTGCAGAGTTCTCTGTTGAAGGTCTACTGCGAGCCGATAGTGCCGGTCGCGCGGCATACTATACCAGCGCGCTTCAAAATGGTTGGATGTCCCGTAATGACGTTCGTCGTCTTGAGAACATGCCGCCAATTGAAGGGGGCGATATTTACACCGTTCAGCTCAACCTGACGCAACTGAAAAATCTCGAAAGCAGCAACCCTGCTGTTCAGGCACTGGCCCTGCGAGAGCTGCATAACCACGTATTCCCCGATATTTCCTTTGAACAATCTCCGCTGAAACAGGCCGCTTAGGAGCACTTTCCTGATGAGCAAAAAACTACTTCCGGTAGCACCGGCGGGTCGCCCCTGCGCGCGCGTTACCTGTGAAACATTACCGTCCGCACTGGACCGCTGGGACGGCGGGATCAAAGCGGCGGCCACCGACGATAACAGCATTTCTGTTTTTGATGTTATCGGGCAGGACTACTGGGGCGAAGGGGTAACCGCTAAACGTATTGCCGGTGCGCTTCGGGCGATGAACGGCGCCGACGTTACGGTGAATATCAACTCACCGGGCGGCGACATGTTCGAAGGTCTGGCTATTTATAACCTGCTCCGCGAATACGAAGGCCGTGTAACGGTGAAGGTGCTGGGCATTGCCGCCAGCGCCGCCTCGATAATTGCGATGGCCGGGGATGATATTCAGATTGGCCGCGGTGCCTTCCTGATGATCCACAACTGCTGGGTCTACGCGATGGGAAACCGCCATGATTTTGCAGAACTGGCACAGTCACTGGAACCCTTCGATACCGCTATGGCTGACATCTACGCCGCGCGCTCCGGCCTTGATATGGCCGCTGTGCAGAAGCTGATGGACGCGGAAAGCTATATCGGTGGCAGTGATGCTGTGGCGAAGGGACTGGCAGACAGCTTGCTTTCTGCAGATGCGGTCAGCGACGGCGACGAATCGCCTGCAGCCGCGCTTCGCAAACTTGATGCATTGCTGGCCAAGACCAACACCCCGCGCTCTGAGCGCAGAAAACTCATTAAAGCCTTATCCGGTGGCATGCCTGGCGCTGTCACCACCAACGACGGTACGCCGGGCGCTGCCGAAGACATCAAACCTGAAACCATCAATTCACTTGAAAACGCCCTGGCGGCGCTAGTCAAATAAGGACCCTTTATGTCTGAAGTAAACGATATTCTGAAAAAAGTCACTGCCAGCATTGAAGAGGCAACCGGCAAGTTCAACGCGAAAGCAGAAGACGCACTCAACGAGGCGCAGAAGTCAGGCAGGCTGTCAGAAGAAACAAAGGCAGCCGTTGATAAAATGGCTTCTGAGTTCAACGCCCTGCGTGAAGCAGAAAAAACGCTGAAAGCAGCGATGGGCGAACTGGAGCAACATGTTGCCCAGATGCCACTGGCTAACGCGAAGCATGTTGTGGAATCAATCGGCCAGCAGGTGATCTCTGCTGAGGCGCTGAAAACCTTTGCTGCCGGTGTTGAAGGTGGTAAACGTATCAGCATCCCTGTGAAGGCTGCTTTGACTTCTGCGGATGTTCCTGATGGTGTTGTGGAGCCTCAGCGCCTGCCGGGTATTGATACGGCACCGAAGCAGCGTCTGTTCATCCGCGATCTGATTGCGCCTGGACGCACTTCTTCCCCGGCTATTTTCTGGGTGCAGCAGACGGGCTTTACCAACAACGCGAAAGTGGTACCTGAAAATACGCAGAAACCATACAGCGAAATTGAGTTCACGCCAAAAATCACTGGCGTCAGCACCATCGCCCACCTGTTCAAAGCCTCAAAGCAGATCCTGGATGACTTCGCACAGTTGCAGTCCACCGTTGATGCCGAAATGCGCTACGGGCTGAAGTATGCAGAAGAGCAGGAAATTCTCTTCGGTGATGGTACCGGCGTTCATCTACACGGCATCGTTCCTCAGGCGTCAGCGTTCAATCCGGCGTTCACTGTCGAACAGCAGAGCGGGATTGACGATCTGCGTCTGGCAATGTTGCAGGCGCAGCTGGCGCGCTTCCCTGCATCCGGTCACGTTCTTCACTTCATTGACTGGGCGCGGATCGAGCTGACAAAAGACAGTCTGGGCCGTTACATCCTGGCTAACCCTGCAGCGCTGACTGGTCCTACTCTGTGGGGTCTGCCGGTTGTTGCAACGGAAGCGGCAGCCTTCCAGGGTAAATTCCTGACCGGTGCATTCAACGCTGGCGCGCAAATCTTCGACCGCGAAGATGCGAACGTGGTGATCTCCACGGAGAACGCCGACGACTTCGAGAAAAACATGATCACCATCCGTTGCGAAGAACGTCTGGCGCTGGCTGTGAAACGCCCTGAGGCGTTCGTGTACGGTTCATTCAGCACCGGCGCGGGGAGCTGATAAATATTGCGGCCTTCGGGCCGCTTTTTTTGGGGCAAACAAATGCTTGATCAGAATGTGGTGAAACAGCATTGCCGCATTGATACCGACTTTACGGGTGATGATGCTCTGCTGGAGATTTACACAGGTGCGGCGGCGCGTTACGTCCAGACATGGACAAGGCGAACGCTCTATGAAAATCAAAGCTCCCCTGGCTACGCAGACGACCCGGACCCGATTCTACTGAATGATGATGTTAAGGCGGCAATGCTACTGTTGATTGGTCACTGGTATGCAAACCGAGAGGCTGTAAACATCGGAAATATTACATCAGCGGTGCCTTTCGCCGTAGAAGCTCTACTGCAGCCATACCGAATTTACGGTGTATAGGAGGACTTTATGCAGGCCGGAAGACTGAGAGACAGGGTGCTGATTCAGAACATAACAACATCCAGAGATCCTTCTGGCCAGCCTGTTGAAACATGGCATGACGGCGCAGAAACCTGGGCAGAAGTAAAGGGCATTAGTGGGCGCGAGTTGGTAGCCGCTGGTGCTGAAACCGCAGTCGCCACTATCAGGGTATGGACACGATTTCGTAGCGATATAACTGCTGCGTCCAGACTCAGGGTTATGACTGGCGCGTTCAAGGGGGCCATTTTGAATATCATTGGTCCGCCAATCCCTGACTCTCGCGGTGTTCAGCTCGAAATTCTTTGCAAACAGGGTACCGAAAAATGATTGAGACGAGCCTTGATTTTTCCGGGCTGAATGACATCGCAAAGGATCTGGAAGCGCTTAGCCGCGCTGAAAACAACAAGGTTCTGCGTGATGCCACGCGCGCCGGTGCCGAAGTGCTTAAGGAAGAAGTGATCGCCCGAGCTCCGGTGCGTACCGGGAAACTGAAAAAAAACGTGGTGGTGGTGACCCAAAAAAGCCGACGCCGCGGGGAAATTTCTTCCGGTGTCCACATTCGTGGTGTTAACCCGCGCACCGGGAACAGCGATAACACGATGAAGGCGAATAACCCGAGAAACGCCTTTTACTGGCGATTCGTCGAAATGGGTACCGTTAACATGCCGCCGCACCCTTTCATTCGTCACGCGTTCGATGTACGCCGGGAACAGGCGACAGAGGTCGCGATCAGGCGGATGAACCAGGCCATTGACGAGGCATTAAGCAAATGACGGAAGACGATCTCTATCCTCTGCTGGCGCCGCTGGCCGGAGGACAGGTTTATCCCTACGTTGCGCCGCTCGGCAGTGACGGAAGGCCTTCAGTCTCGCCGCCCTGGGTAATTTTCTCGATTATTACCGACGTGGCCGCAGACGTTCTTTGCGGTCAGGCTGAATCTGCCGTTTCTGTGCAGGTTGATGTCTATTCCAGCACCATCGCTGAAGCGCGCACGATAAGGAATATGGCGCTTGATGCTCTGCAGGTGCTGAAGCCGGAAAGCATTGTGAAAACGCCGGGCTATGAGCCTGATTTGCGCTATCATCGGGCAACGCTCGAATTTCAGGTAACCGTCTGACCAGACCTAAACCATCCCACCCGCTCCGGCGGGTTTTTTTATTTCAGGAGACAGTTATGTCCTCACTTTATGAAAAATCACAGGGCACGAAGATTCAGATCACTTCCGCCCCGGCAACGCCAGAAACTGTCGGTTCAGCAACCTATCTGGATTTGCAGTGCACCATTAAAGAGGTGCAGTTCACTGGCGGTCAGAAACAGGATATCGACGTCACAACCCTGTGTTCTACAGAGCAGGAGAATATCAACGGCCTGGGTGCACAGTCAGAAATTTCACTGTCGGGTAACTTCTACTCCAACCCGGCACAGGATGCCCTGCGTGAAGCCTACGACAACGACACCACATACGGTTTCAAAATCATTTTCCCTTCTGGGATCGGCTTCCAGTTCCTGGCTGAAGTTCGCCAGCACACCTGGTCATCAGGTACAAACAGCGTTGTGGCCGCCACATTCTCGCTGCGTCTGAAGGGCAAGCCCCAGAAAATTGATCCGGGTTCATAAGGAGTAACCGATGAAATCTATTAAGGAGCTCGCGCTGTCGAGTCAGTCCGCATTCCGCCACGTTACTGTTGAAGTGCCGGAATGGGATGGAGTAAAGATTATGCTCAGGGAACCATCAGCAGAAGCATGGTTGCACTGGCAGGACGTGATTAAACCGGGTGATACTGATGGTGAGTTGTCCGTGTCAGAACGTGCGCACCGCAATCTTCGCGCCGATGTCACACTGTTTATTGACGTTTTGTTTGACGAACAGGGTGAACCGGTATTCAGCAAGAATGATTTTGCCGATGTTGAAGCGGTGTATGGCCCTGTTCATGCGCGGTTGCTGCGCCAGGCTCTTAATCTGACTACTGACCCGAAGGAAGCTGAGGGAAAGTAGCACAGCCCGGCATGCGGTTTCTGATGTCGCTTGCGCTCCGCATGGGGCGCACGCTATCAGAGCTTCGGGATATCATGTCTGCCAGTGAGCTCAGGCTCTGGGCTGAATTTGATAAACATAGCCCAATAGGTGATATCCGGGGCGACATTCAGGCGGCACAAATTGCAACGGCTGTGTTTAATGCTCAGGGTGCAAAAGCCACGATGAGTGACATGCTGCTGCGCTGGCAGCATGATCCTGATGATGAAGGTGCAGACCCGTTTGCCGGGCTTGAGGCGGCGCTAACTGCTGCGACACAATAATTGCTTCACATGTCTTCAATGTGGCGATACGCTCTTTCCTTAAGAAAAGGAGGCGTTATGGAACCACTGGTAGTAGTGTTTGGAATATTCGGCTGGCTGATAAATTTAATTGTGATTTTTTATTTATTACGGTTTAGCACAAGGGCAAATGAACAAGTTGAAGCCCTTAAAGAGATAAATAGAAAGCAAGATGCTCAAATAGATTTATTAATACAAGTCGCTCACCAAAGAAAAGACAGTTTATAACTCAAGACCCGCTATCAAGCGGGTTTTTTTATGGGTGAAAATATGGCTACGTTGCGCGAACTGATCATCAAAATATCTGCAAACTCCCAGTCATTCCAGTCAGAAATCTCTCGTGCTTCAAGAATGGGTAATGACTATTACCGGGTAATGCAGACCGGAGGACGCCAAGCGGCCGCAGCTTCGCGGGAGACTCAGCGCGCCTTGGCTGAGGTAACTAGTCAAATAAACACCGCGAAGGCCTCAGCACTGGGAATGGCAGGTGCATTTGCTGGAGCATTTGCAACTGGTCATCTTATATCGCTGGCGGATGAATGGAGCTCTGTTAATGCCAGGCTAAAGCAGGCTTCCCAGTCGTCTGATGATTTCACGGAGTCTCAGCGCGCGCTGATGGATATTAGCCAACGAACCGGAACCGCCTTCTCTGATAATGCGAGTCTGTTTGCGCGTTCCGCCGCATCGATGCGTGAATACGGATACAGTTCGCAGCAAGTTCTGGATGTAACCGAGGCCATTTCTACTGGACTAAAGTTATCCGGCGCCAGCACGGCAGAAGCAAGTTCTGTTATCACCCAGTTTAGTCAGGCATTAGCACAGGGCGTGCTGCGGGGCGAGGAATTCAACTCTGTTAACGAAAACGGTGATCGAGTTATCCGTGCGCTGGCCGCTGGGATGGGTGTCGCTCGTAAAGATCTGAAGGCAATGGCCGATCAGGGGATGCTAACCGCAGATAAAGTTGTCCCGGCCCTGATAAGTCAACTTGGCACTATGCGTGGTGAATTTGAGGCAATGCCGCAGACCGTTTCTGCTGCCACAACGAAAATCGAAAATGCTTTCATGGCATGGGTAGGTGGTGCTAATGAAGCCACTGGTGCGACAAGTACTCTTGTTGCTGTATTGAATACAGTTTCTGACAATATCGACACTGTGGCTACGGCTGCCGGAGCTTTGGCTGCAATAGGTGGAGCTCGCTATCTTGGAGGGATGTTTGGCGATCTTGGGAACCAGACGGCGCAATTAATAGATGCCAGAAAGAACGAAATTGCGCTCGCATCTGCCAGGGCTGAATCTGCTACTCAATCAAAACGAAAGGCGGCTGCAGATGCAATTGCTGCCGAGCGTGCTTATCAGCTCTCGCTATCCGAGCTTGAACTTGCAAAAAACACAAATGCAGAAGCGATAGCTACACAAAATTCTATTGCCAAACGGCGCGCAATGATAGCCGCCAATGCTACTCTCGTTCAGTCAAATAGAGCAGTATCAGCGTCGCAAGAAGCACTCAACCGATCAACATCGGTAATGAATTTGTTCAAATCTGGCGCTACGGGTCTTTTGTCGTTAGTTGGTGGTTTGCCAGGAATTTTAATGTTGGGTGCTGGGGCGTGGTACACGATGTATCAACGTCAAGAACAAGCCAGGGAATCTGCAATCCAATATGCGGACACAATCGAGCAGGTAAGAGATAATCTGAAATCAATGTCTCAGACGCAGATATCCGCCAACCTTGGACAGGCGAATATTTCACTTGATGCTCAGAATAGTGCGATTGAACAGCAGAAGCAGAAAGTTGCTGAATTATCCAATCAACTTTATAACGCAAAATTAGCGGCCAATTCTGCTTCAGAAGGAACATGGCTGTATAACGATGCGGTTGAGAAAGCTGCAGACTTTGCTTCAGAACTTGCGGTTGAGGAAGGCCGACTTGAGCAAATGCTCAATAAAAGAAAGCAAACACAACAGTTAATAAACGACATAACTGATCAGGCTATAAATAAAACAGTAGAAATGGCTGGCGCCGTCAGTTCTCTTACAGAGATGTATGACCGGCTGAACAATGTTTCCAGACAGTCTACAGCAGTGTCCCCACCAAAATATGCAGGACCTGTACTTCCTGCGCTTGATAATAAGCAGCAGCAAGCCATAGACAAGGCGCAGCGACAGCTTGAGTTATCCGGCCTTAAGGGATTGGACAAAACCCGTAGGCAGGCGGAATTTGATGCATCTGACCTTAATCTCCCGGCTGGTTGGCGTGAGAAGTATGTCAGCATGGAAGTTGAGTCTGCCAGGCAGTTGCAAGCAATTCGTGACTCCAGCCGCCATAAGGGCGGGAAATCCGAGGCTGAAAAAACAGCTGATACCTATGACAAGCTGATCAAACAGCAGAAAGAGCAGATCGCGCTGGCAGGTCAGAATACCGAACTGGCAAAACTGAAATACCAGGTGAGCCAGGGGGAACTGGCGACTCTTACAGAGGCCCAGAAACAAACTCTGCTGCAAAATGCTGCACTTATTGATCAGCGGAAAATTAGGGAACAACTGGCGGCGTATGAAGCAAACCTTTCCGATGCTAACGCCAGCGCACGCGCATCAAACCAGGCTGAACTCACTGGGTACGGTCAGGGTAGTCGTATGCGTGAGCGTATGCAGGAAATGCTGCGTATCAGGGAGGAATTTCAGCAGAAAAACGTTGACCTTCAGCGCCAGTATCAGACCGGTGATATCTCTGAGGAATTGTATCGTCAGGAGCTGGCACTGAATAAACGTTATCTCGATGAACGCTTACGCGATCAGGAGAGTTTCTACGCTGCGTCTGATGCCCAAAGAAGTGACTGGGCTGCTGGGATGCGGGAGGGTTTTGCTAACTGGGTAGATACTGCTTCCGATTATGCCTCACAGTCAGCAGACCTGGTGAACAATACCATGTCTGGGCTGGTGGGGAATATTTCTGAAGCGCTGGCCGGTAACAAAGTTGACTGGGAGGACTGGTCAAAATCGGTACTGGCATCCATGCAGAAAATTATCCTGAACGCGATGATCGTCAATTCGCTGCAGTCTTCTATGGGCGGCGGTGGATTCCTGGGCGGATTGTTTGGTGGCTCTGCTGGCGGGTCCACACCGTCTGGTTCTTACAACTCTGCGGCATCAGGTCTTCAGCTCAACGCTAAGGGGGACGCTTACGCTTCCGCCAGCCTCAGTGCTTACAGTAACAGCATTGTCAGATCACCGACATACTTTGCTTTTGCGAAAGGCGCTGGGCTGATGGGGGAGGCTGGCCCGGAAGCCATCATGCCACTCACACGCTCTGCGGATGGTTCGCTAGGTGTTCGGGTAACCGGGGCGCAAACCTCACCGGCGGGAAGTGGTGAAATCCATATCACCCAGCATATCAATGTTTCTGGTAACGGTGACGCCGCGCTCAATCGGGCCATGCAGGAAGCCGCGCGTCAGGGAGCTGCTGACGGTGCTAAAAAAGCGCGCCAGGACATGCTGAGTGATTTTCAGACCAACGGTCAGGCCAGGAGGATGCTCGGCGTTTAATGGTACTTATTGTCTTATTAATGAGCCGAAAGGCAGGCGTAATTTATGAAGCCAAAAAAGAAAGATAATGAAAGCAGGAAAGATTATATAATTGCTGATAATACGACCTGCAAAAAACAGGTCGTGGTCATGCAAATTAAAAAAGACCGTATTCTAATTTCAGAAAATGGTATCAGCCTTCTTTGTTTGTCAGCGTTTTGACCATGGCTCCTAGTTGAGCAAAGGCCAACTGAGTCTTTTCGTTCCCGGCGTTTTGTTCATAAACCCTATCAAGGTTTTTCAGAAGTTCATGACCAAACCCTGGGATATGGTCATCAAGCGTTCTAGCTAAAACTGCATAAGCAGCGCTATGGACGTAAATAACAGTTTTGTCGTCAGGAAGCTCTGTTCCCGCTGATAGCGATTTTTCAAAGTTGTAATTCATATAATTTCCTTTAAGAGGTTATCAACCATCCCTCCTGGTTAAGTTCGACAGCGTCCCACCGCTGTCGGGCTGAGTTTCCAACATAACCAGGTATTTAAATCAGTAACATCCTGATAAACGATCAGTATATTCAACATCGGGAGTAATTAAGAATGGCTGTGCTTGAATGGCCTGAAGATGTATGTCCGTCGTCACTGACGTGGCGGCCGGAAAGTAACACAAAAACATTTCGTTCCCCGTTTAATGGTGCATCACAGACCGTCCGTTTCCCCGGCACCCGCTGGATCTGCTCCCTGACGTTTAGCAACCTTACAGATGATAAATCCCGGCGCATCGATGCGCTGGTGGCCGATCTGGATGGTGAATATGGCAGGGTGAAGATCAGAGACTGGGGGCGGGGGGGCAGAACGCCAGCCGGAAATCCGGTGGTTTCTGACGCGAACCAGAGCGGTACGCAGCTCGGCAGTAAGGGCTGGACACCCGGCACACTGGTACTGCGCACCGGTGATTACTTTACCGTTAATGACGAGCTAAAGATGGTCACCGCTGATGTGACCAGCACAGCTGCAGGAACTGCCGTTATTCCCTTTGCGCCTATGCTGCGCGCCTCTCCCCCGGCTAACGGGAAAATCGAAGTCGCTAAGCCATACGGCATTTTCAAGCTGAAGGATAACCAGCAGGGGGCTGGTAATCGCGTGCCGGGCGTTTTTACCAGCTATACGCTGGAATTTGAGGAGGCTTTCTGATGCTGTATTCCCCGTTTTCTGATTCGATGGTGGACTGGCTATCCCGCGACAGGGTTACCGCCGTGCTGGCGGCTAATGTCCAGTTTGAGTCCGGTACCGCCTACGTGCATTCCGGTACCGGCACGCTGGTGCTGGGCGGTTATGTCTATTACGGCATGGGAACAATGGGCGCCATCGACGATGTGGGCGAAACCAACACGACAAGCCCGACTCAGCTCAGGATGACGCTGTCAGGGCTGGATATGTCGCTGTTTGCTAAAACGCTCAATGAGCGCTGTGTGGGAAGGCCAGCGGAGCTGTATCTGGTGGCGATGGATGATAACGGCGTCGTTCAGGTTGCAGACCTGATTTTTAAGGGGAAGATTTCCGGCACCGGGGCAACGGCAGGTGAAACGAATGCCCTGCAGTACACCGTCAGTAATATTTTTGAGGACTGGCAGCGACCGTTCCCGGACCGCTATACCGATGAGTCACACCAGGCCACCCAGCCAGGCGACCGCATATTTCGTTACGTCGCGCAGATGGCAGAACGTTCAATTTACTGGGGCAGCAAAAAAGATGCACCAGGGTTTACCTATTCGTGAGGAAGCATGAAGCATCCAGACTGGCATAACAGATTAATCGCCGTGATAAGGGCCGCTGAAAAGCGGCCTTTTTTATGGGGCGAACATGACTGCTGCCTGTTTGCGGCAGATTGTGCGGAAGCGATGACCGGGGATAATTTCGCCTACGGCTGGCGCGGGACCTACGACAGCGAAACGGGCGCAAAAAAGGCGCTGCTGCGCGGCGGCGGCTCTCTTGAAAAGGTTCTGGGTAAATACCTCGATGAAGTGCCGGTGAAGATGGCCCAGCGTGGCGATATCGCGGTTGTAGAAAATGCCGGAACCCGATGCGCCGGCGTGATTTACGGCGGTGCTGTATGGATGCCAGGTGAAACAGGTCTGGTTTGCCTGCGCGTCAAACCGTTGAGTACATGGAGGGTTCGCTGATGCCTGCTGCAATTCCTATCATCGCGACGGTAGCCGCTGGCGCCGCAGCAGCCAATGGAGCCTACGCTATCGCAATGGCAATCACCATTGCCGCTCAGGTCGCCACACAGATGATGACGAAGAAGCCATCACTGGGGTCTTACCGTGATACTGCAGAACGTAAGCAGGTGCTGCGCGCGGCTGCCAGCCCTAAAACGGTTGTCTACGGCAGGACGGTGTCTGCCGGCACTCTGTTTTTCGCAGAAGAACAGTCTGGCGATCAGACTGATGGCGAATGGGTTCACCTTGCCATTACCCTGGCGGGGCACCCAATTTCAGGCACAGGCACCATTTACCTGGGCGATGATGATATCGGCTCGTATGGCGAGAGCGCCACGTATGAAGTGCATATAGACCGCCAGACAGCAGATCCGTTTATGCTGGCAAATTGCCCGTCGTGGAAAGATGACATGATCGGCAAGGGGATTTCCTGGCTGCGTCTGTCTCTGAAATACAACGCAGAGAAATTCCCGTCCGGCATCCCGAACGTGAAGGTTGAGAAGACGGGCCGGAAAGTATACGACCCGCGCACCGGCCGCACGGAGTACAGCAACAATCTGGCGCTGTGTGTGCTGGACTATTACCGGAGTTACCTGAAAGTCGCTGATGCTGATATTAACTGGGATCAGTTTCAGGAGGCGGCCAACATCTGCGACGAGCTGGTGACAAACGGCGACGGCACGACGGAAAAACGCTACACGCTGAACGGAGAATTTGACCTCAGCGAAAATAAAGCGAGCATTCTTGAGGCTATGCTGACAGCGGGCGCAGCAGAGCCAACCTACATCGCCGGTAAACATGGCATCCTCGTTGGCGCGTATTATGGCCCCGCAACCGAAGTTATTACCGAGAGTCAGCTGGCCGGTGATATCGAGATCATGCCTGAGGTGTCACAGTCAGAGCGAGTGAACACCATTAGCGGTACGTTTGTCGATCCTAAACAGACCTACTCTGAAGCCGATTTTCCCTCGGTATCTGTCAGCGAGTGGGTAACCGAAGACGGCGTGGAGATATCGCAGGATCTTAAGCTGCGTTTCGTTACGTCTGAATTTCAGGCTCAGCGCCTGGCGGACATCAAGCTCAAGCGGACCCGCATTTCTCGCACAATGAATCTCACGCTGAACCTCAGTGGGTACCGGTACCGCCCCGGTATGTACGTAAAAGTTAATTTTCCCTCGCTTGGGATCGTTAACGTTGAGATGCGCGTGACCGACTGGAAATTTGGCGTGCAGAACGGCGTGCAGATCACGCTGAAGCAGGAAACCGCTGACGTGTGGGGTGATGCCATTGGTAAGCCGATCGAGCGTCCTGATTTTACCCAACTCCCTCCTGGTGGAGTGGCTCAGCCTCAGAACCTGCGATACACCGTAGAGGAAATAGGTCAGGTGGTGCAGGGCGTGCTTTCCTGGCAGAACATCGGGCAGTTTGTCTATAACCAGGTTGTCATTCGCAGGAACGGGCAGCCAGTGATGACAGCGCAGGTTCCCGGCTCATTCACGCGGTTAACTGGACTGCTGCAGGACACTTACACTGCGCACGTCACCGCGGTTAATCAGATGGGTGCATCTTCGCCCGAGGCATATCTGGAATTCAGCATTCAGGCACCGCCACCGCCGTCTGGTGTTACGGTAGAGCAGGCATTTTTTGCTGTGATGCTTATTCCCCGCCTGGCAGCCGTCACGAACGTTTCAACCCAATTCGATTTCTGGACGTCTGGCGAGCAGCCGCTTGCCAACACAGATACGGCGAACGTGGAGGCCGGAGCCACGCGCGCGGGTATTGGCACGACGTGGACAAGCCACAACCTGAAAAACGGACATACCTATTACTGGTACATCAGAACCATCAATGCGTTCGGTACGTCTGCTTTCGTCGAGGTAGCCGCGCTGTGCCAGACGGAAACCGGAGAGCTGATCGACATCATTGATGATGCCGTGCGTGACTCTGACGCTTTCAAAAATGTTGCTGAAGGCGTGGACATCAACCTTGAAGCAGCAATGCAGAATGCCCTAGCTAATCACGGTACGGTTGAACATCAGTACCAGCAATATGGGGAAGTCCGAGCTGATATTCTGGTAGTAAAAACCACAGTAGCTACAGCTCAGCAGGGGCTCTCTGATTTATCCACCTACGTACAGGCGCAGATTGGTCCAAATGGGCAGTTAACGGCTGCTGTGAATGAAAAAATGACTGCCGAAGTCACAGACAACGGTTCTGCTAAAGCTTCATACACGCTGAACCTTGGCATTATACGAAACGGCATTAAGTACAACACCGGCTTTGGGATGTCCATAGAACCTTCAGGTTCTTCATACAAATCAACGGTAGTCTTTGCTGCCGATCAGTTTGGTATCTACTCGGGAAGCGATCCGGGTAATTACCAGGCTGCATTTTTTGTCTATAACGGTCAGGTATTCATCCGTGATGCCTTTATCCAGGACGGCAGCATTACTAACGCGAAGATAGGTAATTACATCCGTTCATCAAACTATGTGGCTGGTCCTAGTGGCGCAGGGTGGAACATTGATAAATCAGGTAACTGTGAGCTGCACGGCGCGCTGTATGCCGCCAGCGGTAATTTTGCTTTCACCGGGAATGGTAATGGCGTCACTATTGACGGAAGGGGCGTAAGAATTGATCTCGGTGGTGGGAACCTGATTGTTCTTGGAGAGTGGTGACAATGCCAAAAGGATTACGAATTACCTATGATGATGGCGGACCTGCAATGGAGATTACTGCCGGTCTGCGTTGCCCTTCTTTTTGCCAGAACCTCAGCGAAGCATGGGATGTTAACCAGTACACGATTAATCAGCGCGTGGATGGCAGCCAGATTGTCGTTATCCCACGCAATACGGTTTACAAACTTAACAGGGGTACAAACCTCATTCCCACCATCGGAATGCTGGATGGATTTACCGTATCAGGTAACACCATCACCATGAATACCTGGTGGAGTGATAACTGGAACCAGAAAAAAACCTTTGATGCCTCGATCTGGCAAATTCTTCCAGCCTCGTCTGGCAGAGGGCTGCTCATTAAGGACAGCACTGATTTCCTCTCAATCACCGATGCCACTATGTCGGGCTATTGCGTGTGGCGGGGCACAGTAACTTTCACCGGGAGCTGGGCGACGCCGACGACAAATATCTCACGTGATCGCTACATGGTATTCGCCAAATGGAGTGCCGATAACGTCACCATCGAGTTTGACGGCTCAAACATTCTTGCGACGATAGATCATGCTGGCCTCGATCAGGCCGCGACCGTCACCATGCAGATCGCGATTTTTGCCAGTGGTGTAAGCCCGACACCTGGAAGGGGACTGAATATCATTAAAGGCGGTGTTTGTGTGTTCTCTACCACCCGCAGGCCATTCGTCTACCGAAACCAAACCTACGCGCCTTCATGGTCAAATACCGATATTGGTGAGGGCATGATACTGCTCGGGCGATATGGCTATAACAGCGAGGTCTACACAGGCTGGGACTATCTGAAATGGGCCGGACTTATTCGTAATGGAAATCTGGTGCGCGCAGGGAGGGGTAGAAATGCCGCTTCGTGGACATCGCAATACAGCGTCGTAGGGCGAAGGCTGACAAGTCTTACCATCCCCGTCATTGATGCAATTTACTGACAACCCGCTTCGGCGGGTTTTTTAATATCTAAATGCAGGAGTCCATTATGTCAGCAGGCACCATCAACCTGACGAACGGGTCCGCTGTTGTCGGCGGTACCGGAACTTCATTCACCTCAGATCTGGCCGCTGGTGATTTCATCGTTTCGACTGTGGGAGGTGTACCTTATACGCTGCCTGTTAAATCGGTAGAGAGCAATACCCAACTGACGCTGGTCAGCATATTTACCGGGCCGACGCAATCCGGTGCTGCCTGGTCAGCCGTTCCCCGCGTAGCGCTCAACATGGTAACGGCTGCACTGGTGGCTCAAAGTGCTGAAGCGCTACGGGGTCTGAACTACGACAAACAAAACTGGCAACAGGTTTTCAGTGCGGCTGGAAACATTACGGTGAAGCTGCCAGACGGCACTACATTCACTGGACCTTCATGGAATTATCTTTCTACGCAGTTTGGAAACAAGCTTAATACTTCAGGCGGTACGCTTACAGGTCAGCTTAACCTGAGAGGTGCACCAATCTCGGCTGATGCTAACTCAGTGATTTCAGCTAATGGTGGTCTTGATGTTGATATGGGTAAAGGCTTTGCGCTGAAAGGAAAAGTACAACAGGGGGAGGGAAAAGATAACAATATCCTGAGTGTTTCAGGTGATGGAAATACGGGTGCTACAGGATTTGTAGGCGCGTTTCAGTATAACTGGTATGCAGACGGATGGATTGCAGGGATAACTCGCGGTTCAGGTACCAATACGCTTACATACTCCATCTACTACAACGGCGCATCTTATGGCACCGGTTCAAAACTGTGGAGTTTTAATTACGATGGCTCTGCCACTTCTCAGGGCGCCTGGGTTAATGGTTCTGACGAGCGTCACAAGTCGAATATTGAGCCGGTAGCGCAACCCCTTGCTGCAGTACTCTATTTGCGCGGGGTCACGTATGATATTCAGGATGGAGAGCGTGGCGTTGGCCTTATTGCTCAGGATGTAGAAAAGTGGTGTCCTGATGCTGTCAAAACATACGGAGACCGCAAGTTTAGCGACGGTACGGTGATTGAGAATTTTAAGTTTCTTGATACATCAGGCGTGGCTGCCGCGTACCATACTGAAGCAATCAAAGAACTCTTCAACCTGGTGGAGTTGGTGCTTAACGATCCGGAAAAAGCTCGTGACGTCATTAACGCTGTGAAAATTGCCTCTGAGCTTAGCCAGTCAGGTTCGTAAATAATATATGCAGGCACCGGGCGAGGAAACCGCCTCCCGTCGTATGCAGAAACGGGAGGCGGCTGGTTACTCAGTGTTCATGCCCAAGCAATTGTAGGAGATATTATCCTAGAGAAAGTTAAAGACCAAGTTGGCGCATTGAAAAAAATTTACGCACCAGTATACATCTTATTTTTTTTCAGCCTTTTCCACTGTCTTGTCCGCTTCTTTGTCTTCTTTTTCTGAGGAAGGGAAAAGATTTCTCATCACAATTATGAATACTGCAACGATATTTACTGTAACCCCAGTAATCAAAGCGATCAAAACGGGATCGGCTAACTCAAATTTTGAAGTGAGTTTGAAGTTAAGTGACTCTATTGTAAGGTTTTTGTAACCAGAAAGTAGAAGTATGACAAAGAAAAAAACTGACCAAAGCCATACAAATTTATATGCCTTAGACGCATAAATTTTTCTCATCTTATTGTTCTGCTTTTGGCGCCTTACTTGGCCTTTAAGCAGTTTTCGTTTAAGTTTAGAAAATTTTGCGTCGGATAAAACCGCTGCCTTTTTTATTTCAGCTAACGATTCTGGATCTGGAGCTGCTTGCGCTTCATAGTCTTCTTGCTCTTCCTGAACCATTTCGTCAGAAGAGGAGTCAATTACTGGCTCCTCTTCTTTCTGATTATTTTTCGCTTGAGCTAAGCGAGTATAAAAAGAACCAGACTTATCCTTGTCAGACATTTAATCGATCTTTAATTTCTTAATGGTCGTTTCTTTGATGATGTCGTTCGGGATAACAAACTCCCTCACGCCGCCGTCGCAATGTAACTTGCGAGTTACTGCCCATGCGGAACCTTGCTCATGGGTTAAATTAGATAAGTATGTAGCTGTTCTATTGCCATAAGTATCTAATATCGCATTAATAATCGCGTTGGCATGCTCATCATTCTTAGGCAGCTTAGGGATAACATATTTAATATCGAATACATCATCGCTATCTAAACCTTCAAATTCGGTACCGAGAGAAGTGATGTTTCTGGAACCGTATGATTTAAACTCATGATAGACAGAATCTATCACAGGGCCATACTTCCACGCTTTTACAGGTTCTTTAATCAGAGGTTTTCCAGACAACGCAAGCATCCAAGAATGTGCAAAAAAAACAAGTTTTTGCAATTTCATAGGAGAAAGGTCACGGATACCTCTTTCGTTCGCCTTCTCAATGAAGGCATTTGCAACAGCGATAGCTGAGTAAGCCATTTTTTGCCTCCTTATGCTGTATGAATTACCAGTTGTCTTTGGGAGATTTTACCGTATTGGTAACCTTTAGTACATATTAATAAGTTTACAGCTTGTAGTCACTCAAAATCAGATAGGATGTTTATCCAAAAGTGTGTTTATGATGGTAGAAAATTTTGGTTTTAATGGTTTTTGCATCAAAAAACACCAGCTGGTGATGTTTTTTCATTTTTCAACCCTATATGTAGGGTATGACTCACTTTTTCAAGTTCGCGCTTAGCTAATCGGACACCAGCCACATATCGGCCTCTTCAAACATCTCCTCCAGCATGCGGTTCAGCTTTTCCCGATCGCTTTTGCTGGCATCACTATTCAAGCCGTTCGCCTGCATCGGCTTCACCTTCACTTCAGCATGAGGGAAAATCTGGTGCACCCGCTTCGTCAACTCGGCCAGAATAATTTCTCTGGCCCCTTCGAGCCCCTCTACATTTCGCTTGTCATAAACCAACTCAACGAACATCACTCTCCATCCTTGCTGACTTGATCTGGTGAAACAAAAATACTACTGTATATGCATACAGTCAATGATCAAGTGAGGGTGCTGCTATGCCTCGCCAATATGATATTCACGTAGCTTTTTTAGCCTCTATAGAACAGAATCCAAAGGGCTACCTTTGCCTAAAAACAAACAAATTCATCAATAATTTGCGCGAGAAGAACTGGCATTTCAGCCAGGCAGACGCTAACGCATGGATTAAGAGATACCAGCCTGATTTTGCTGATAAGACGACGGATGGCAGTGATAACCGTTACTGGATCTTGCGTAATATGGGGAGGGTATTCTGATGGGCTTTCCTTCACCAGCAATGGATTACCAAGAACAACGGTTAACCATCGAGCTGTTATGCGGAATTGATGGAAACTGCAGGGTAATAGAAACGTCATGCGGTTGGGCTGTCATTAACGTTGCCATGAGGCCAGAGCAGGGAGATACGCTACTGGTAAGAATGGATAACAGGAACGAGTTTGCAAAGCTTTACGGGGCGGCATTGATAACTGAAGAGGGTGAAGCGATCGAAGGCGATGCGCTGGATGACGTAGAGGTTTTTGGCGTCCTAACGCATAGTCTTAACAGGGTTGGTAACGATGATTGCCCGGCAATTTAAAGCAGGCTTCAACCATCATTTCACCATCTTTTCGCCATCACAATTTAACGGCAACAAAAAACCAGCCGTAAAAGGCTGGTTTTGATAATAATTTTGGTCGGCACGAGAGGATTTGATTCTCCGCCCCCCGACACCACATGACAGCGTTTACTCAAACTGAAGAAAGGTTTGCCCTTTGTGCTGAGTAATGAGCAAAGTCGGATTTTCTTCGCACCCTTCGCAAGTGAAATAAATTTTCAATCCATCCCTTCTGGCTGATGGGTTTCCTTCCATCGAACGATTGATAGTCACATCGGATCCATCAACAACTACGTGGTTACCTTCTCGTGCATCCTCTGCACGGTCAAAAATTTCATATTTGTATTGGTGCAGATAAGTACCCTTGCAATGAGGGCAGCAAAGAAGGTGTTCGAAAGAAGTACTTAGAAGGAGATCGCCAGTCATTTCATTCCCCAAAACTAAAAACAATGATAGTGGTATCAGCAAGTTAGCACATGGCGTTAATGTCGTAAAATGAAACAAAGATTGTTGATAATTGTCTGTAAAAGCAGTAGCTTAAGTAAAGCTCAAACATGTAATGCTGCGCCATATGGAATGGTTCGAAGCCGCAGACCTGATCGTCAAAGGTATGGAAGGCGCGATCAACGCGAAAACCGTAACTTACGATTTCGAACGTCTGATGGAAGGCGCTAAGCTGCTGAAATGCTCAGAGTTTGGCGACGCGATTATCGCGAACATGTAATCCACTCGCTGGGTTAAGCACGAACGGGAGCCGATAGGTTCCCGTTTTTATTATTTGTTTTCGAACGGTTATCAAAAATTTATCAAAAAAGGTTAACAAAACCCTCTCTTTAGCTGATGTAATTCCCTGCTCCTCCCTCATCAGCCATAACAATTTCACGCATGGCATATTATTCACTTTAAGTGATTGATCGTTTTACTGCCCTAAGTATTAGGAATGAAAAATCTGGTTACCCTGACCTTAAATTCCTTCATCTGGGATGACGGTTTAGTGCTCACAACCTTACCTAATATACAAAAATAAACATTCTATTATGCTATTAAAACTTTTGCATGTGTATTTATATGCTGGTAACACTATTTTATCTCTGTATATTTAAAGTGAATATATGGAGGAAATATGAATAAATTTAATCTTGCAGCTGTTTGTGTTTTATTTAGCACTATTGCAACGCCTGTATTTGCTAGTAATTCAGTATCTATGAATTATGCGCTAGGCAAAGAAAATGGGGCGGAAATGATGCATGGCGTAAATGTAATGTTTAAACACGATATGAATAATTTCGCTCTGGTCGCATCAGGTACTTATATACAGAACACAACTGGAGCTGGGGAAGCATATTTAAAAAACAAATATGCATCTATTATGCCCGGGATAGCCTTTAACATCACACAAGACATAAGTTTATATGGGCTTGCTGGTCTTTCTTGTGGTTCAAAAATGAAACCCAATCAAAGCCATGAGATTTATGGAGGTGCTTTTGGTGCTGGTTTGTTTTACGACCTAACAGACCACATTCAATTAAATTCAGGATATGAACTTGGCATTGTTGATAAAAAAGAAGTGAATACTTTCATCATTGGTATAGGCTATTTGTTCTGA